AGGGGATGATGGGAAATGGGAATGGATTAGGAGCTAAGCGAAGTGAGGAATTTAAGGGAAATATTATTAAAAAACTTAAAGGAAGAACTTCCCCAATAAAAGGTAAAAATTTAACTGAAGAACATAAAAATAACATATCAAAAGCTAATAAAGGAAGAAAGGTGAAACAAGAGACTAAAGATAAAATAAGTAAAGCTAGAAAGGGTCAAAAGTCTCCTAATTCTAAGAAAGTACTTCAATATGGTTTGGAAGGAAACTTTATTAGAGAGTGGGAAAGTCAAACAGCTGCTGCTAAACATTATGGAGTCACTAGTTCCTCCATACATAGTTGTTGTGAGGAAAAAATAAAAGTATCAGCTCAACACTTATGGCGTTATAAAACATCAGATGAAATTCCCCTTAAAATAACTCCTCCTTCTAACATAAGTGGAAAGAAGGCCTTTAAAAAAGTACTTCAATACGATTTAGAAGGAAACTTCATTAGAGAGTGGGAAAGAGTAAATGATGCTAAAAAAGAAATAGGAAATGCCGTAGCCCATGTTTTAGGGGGAAGGTTGGATAGTTATAATGGGTATGTATTTAAATATAAAGAATAAATATTAAAAATTATGATTAAAACAATAAAAGAGTGGGTTAATTCCGATGTTAAAAAACTAAAGAAAAAAGGAGTTAAAGAAATTTCAACTTTACATTTTTTTAGGGACCCAATAAGACCCAATTTTATAGATAGTAATTTAATATTTCCATCTACTGATGGAACCATAATGCACCATAAGATAGTTGAAGACCCTACTGAACCTATTTTAGAAGTAAAGGGGTTAAAATATACATTACAAGATGTATTATGTGACCCTGATTATAATAAACCTTCTATAGTACTTGAAATATTTTTAAGTTTTTATGATGTTCATGTAGCAAGAATCCCTTATAGTGGGTTTTTAAAATATAAATATACTGATCCTATAAAATCTTATAATTTACCTATGTTAGAGGTAGAACAAAGCTTATTAAAGCAAATGGTAAATCATGAAGCTATGATTCCTTACTTAAAAAATAACGAAAAATTAATAGCAGAAATATATAACCCTAGATTAAATTACAAATATTATACTGCTCTTATAGCGGACCAAGATGTAGATGTAATAGCTATATTTAATACAGACCAAAATGAATATTACCAAACAAATAATAGATTTGCTCAAATAAGATATGGTTCCCAAAGTACTCTTATTCTCCCTTTAGATGAGAGATTTGATTTTGAGTTTTTAATAGAACCTCATGTGCATATAGAAACTGTAGATCCTTTGTTTAAAATCCATAAAAAATGAATAAACAAAAAGAATTAAGAAAATTAATAAAGCAAATTATTAAGGAAGAATTAAGTTCCAAATATGTGTGTTATAAATAAATCACCTTTTTAAAACATAATGATATCTTGACATATGAAAATACAAGAATTAAGACAATTAATTAGAGAAGAGCTTTTCTCAAATCAAAGATGGATACAAAAATGGTCTAATGGGGGTATGTTGGGCCCCTTTGATGTTTATAAAAACCCACCTAGTATTAAAAACTTTAAAATAGGAACTAGAGCTCTCACTGTACCTAATGGAGATTTGTATTTAATAGACAGTCCTGTAATAATACACCATGATATAATAGAATATCTAAACCAACATGAAGGATATAACCTAGACCCAGATTCTAGTAATTATTATGGTAGTGGTTTAAATAAAAAGTTCATAGGTTGGGCTAAAGAAGAAGGAAATATTTTGAATCTTTCTGAAAGTACTAATTTGAAATATTTTAATAAATATTATGAAACTGATCTTAATTTTAGAAAATATATAGAAGAAATTCAAACAAAACATCCAAAAATAATATTTGAGTTAAAAAGAATAGATTATTAAATAGTATGGTAAGAGGTTTTTGAGATTTAAATTTTCCCACTTCTTTTACATATGTATAATAAAATAATCAAAATAAATTATACATATGAAAGTCCCTATATATCCAGGTAGTTCTAGTTTTGAAACTGGAAGCACTCCCTTTGGTTTTTATGATGAAGATAGTGAATTCCAACACGATGTTGATCGTTTTACTAGTTGGGCTGCTAGAAGATTAGGATATCCAATTATGGAAGTAGAATTACAAGATCTTAATTTTTATGCAGCTTTTGAAGAAGCTATTACTTTATATGGAAATGAGGTTCATGTATATAAATTAAGAGATGATTATTTATCTTTAGAAGGATCACCAACAGGTTCATTTGATAATAGATCTATAATAAGTTCGAATACTAATGCTATTTTTAGGATGTCTCGTCAATATGGAGTTGAAGCGGGGAGTGGTGGAAATGTAACTTGGCATAAAGGAAACATTAATGTTAAAAAGAACCAACAAAATTATGACTTAAATGCTTGGGCTGTAGAAAATGATATAGAAGGTGGTATAGAAATAAAAAGAATATTTCACCAAGGACCACCTGCTTTAATGAGATATTTTGATCCTCATGGAGGTACTGGATTTGGATATCAAGGGATGATGAGTAATTTTGGGTGGGGTTCATATAGTCCTGCTATAAACTTTTTATTAATGCCTTTGAGTTTTGATATACAAAGAATTCAAGCAATTGAACTTAATGACCAAATAAGAAGATCTACAGTTAGTTTTGAATTAATAAATAATGTGTTAAAATTATTCCCTATCCCACAATATGAATTTAAGTTGTGGTTTGAATATGTTAAAATGTCTGAGAAAGAATTAAATTCTATATCTACAAGACAAGATAACATTTCAAGTATATTAAACGTTCCTTATAAAAACCCTAACTATTCATCAATAAATGCCATAGGGAGAAAGTGGATATTTGATTATGGGTTAGCTTTAGCCAAAGAAATGTTAGGGTATATTAGAGGTAAATATAGTACAATTCCTATACCAAACCAAGAAACTACCTTAAACCATAGTGATCTTATATCAGCAGCAGAAAAAGAAAAAGAAGCTTTATTAAGATATTTGAGAGAATTTTTAGAGACCACTTCAAGAGAAAAACTTTTGGAAAGGAGAAGTAAGGAATCAGAATATAAACATACTGAAATAAATCGTGTTCCTTTACCAATATGGATTGCTTAACAAAAAATAAATTAAAATGCCTTTATTTGGTTCAGAAAGAGATATAAGTTTTTTCAAAAATGTAAATAGGGAACTATTATGGGATATTATTACTCAACAAGTCTCAATATATAAATTAAAATTAAATAGTACCCAATTTAATGTTTATGGTGAAGCATCAGGTGATAAGTTTTATTCTCAACCAGTTCTTTTAAATTGTCTTATTGAGAGGGGAGATAGGGAATATGTTGAAACTGAATTTGGGTCGGATGTAAATTGGGAACATACCTTTAATTTTTTAAATGATGATTTGGAAGAATCTAAAATATTACCTGAAATTGGGGATTTATTAATGTATGAAAATAGGTTTTATGAAATACATGATATAACTAAGAACCAATTATTTGTGGGTAAAGATCCTAATTACCCAAATGAACCACAACCTGAAAAATTTATACCTAATAAATTGGATAAATTCGGGTGGAATGTTGCAACAAGATGTTTTACAACTTATATACCTTCTGACAAAACAGGTATAATAAAAGAAAGAATAATTTAAATGGAAAAAAAACACCCAAATAAAAGCATTACAGATCCAAGGTCTAGAATAACCCAACATCAGATTAGTAAAGAACCTTTAAATTTTGGGTTTGAAGATATTGATAATGCTTTAATGTATTATTTTAAAAATGATATAAAATTAAATATATTCCACAATGGTAGGGTTTTGGAAGTTCCTGTTATATATGGAAGTCCTGAAAGATGGAAATCAGCTCAAAAAGATGGGTTTTATAGAGAAGAAGGTAATAAGATTATGGCTCCTTTTCTTATGTTTAAGAGAGATTCAATAAGTCCAAATAAATCTTTAACAAATAAATTAGATGCAAATAGACCCTCAAATTATGGAATAGTAAAAAAACAATATGATTCCAAAAATAAATATGATAATTTTTCAGTATTAACAAATAGGAAACCTAAAATAAATTATGAAGTAGTGGTTGTTCCTGATTTTGTAAATATAACTTACAATTGTTTAACATTTACTTATTATACAGACCAATTAAATAAAATAATTGAGGCTATAAATTATGCTTCTGATTCATATTGGGGAAATGAAAGACATAAATTTAAAGTAAGAGCTACTAATTTTAGTACCCCTACTGAATTAATTGAAGGAAGAGATAGAAATGTAAGGTGTTCATTTAATTTAGAAGTATTTGCTCATATAATCCCACAAACATTACAAAAAGATATAAATTCCATAAAGAAATTTAGTGGTAAAACTAAGGTTAGGATAGGAACTGAAATAACATTACAATTATAATAAAAATTTAGAAAAGTTTGAATTAATTATTAATTTTGATAAAAATTTACATACGTATAATAAAAATAACAAAATTAAAAAATTAAATTTATGACTGAAGAAAAAAAAGTTTTAGACAAAAAAGAAATTGAAGAAATTTCTAAAGTTAAAGAAAAATACGTTGAAATGATAAATTATTTGGGAGAAATAAGTCTTCAAATAATGGATTTAGATCTAAGAAAGGAAAATATTAAAGGAGAATTAATTCAATTAAAAAAAGAAGAAACTGAATTAATGGATTCCTTAGAAAATAAATATGGAAAAGGTAGAATATCTTTAGAATCAGGAGAATTTTTACCTGAAAAATAAAATTTAACAATAATAAAAAATAATAAAAAATAATAAATAATGGTAGAACAATTATTATCACCAGGTAGTTTATTAACAGAAACAGATAAGTCATTTTTACCAGCCCAATTTGCTGAGTCTGATGCTGCTATAATAGGACCAACCGCTAAAGGTAAAGTAAATGATCCTACTGTAGTAACCAACTATTCTGAATATTTGGCTAAATTTGGTTCTACAATAGAAGATCCTGACAACGGAAAACCTTATAATTTTTTAACTACTATTTCGGCTCAAAATTATTTTAATAATGGAGGTACTTCATTATTAGTAACTAGAGTAGCATCAGGTAGTTGGAATCCAGCTACTTCTTCATTAGATTATGATAGTGGAAGTGTTGTATTTGAAACACTTTCTGATGGGGAAGGTCAAAATAGTGGAACCAAAGGAACCAAAGACAATGTTAAATGGGAAATAACTTCATCAAACCCAAATAATGGTTCTTTTACTTTTATAGTAAGAAGAGGAGATGATACAGATAATAATAAGAAAGTATTAGAATCTTTTAATGTTTCATTAGACCCTGAAGCAAATAATTACATAGAAAAAGCCATTGGTAATATGGTAAATGTGATTAAAGATGATGGGGAGGTTAATTATATCCAACCACAAGGAGATTATCCAAATATAAGTAGGTATATAAGAGTTAAAGAAGCCAATTTTGATGAAATTTATGAATTAAATGATGATTGGAAAGCTATAATAACTGGTTTTAGTGGGGAAAGTGGTAGTTTTGTTGATGGGGAAGGGGAAGTAACAGAATTTGGTGATTTTTATGAAAACATAGATAATACAAACCAAGGTGGGGTAGAAGCATCTGATTATGACATAGCAATAGGGTTATTATATAATCCTGATGAATTTAGATATAATATAATTAGCACACCTGGTTTAGTATATTCCGAACATTCAAGTGCTATGAGTGTTTTAGCTTCAAATACCAAAAATAGGGGAGACGCTATTTATCCATTAGATTTAGTAAAATATGAAACTGGGTTAAATGCAGTAATATCAGAAGCTGGAAATATAAATAATAGCTATGCATCAACTTACTGGCCTTGGGCTCAAATAAATGATCCTGCAATAGGTAAGTCAGTTTGGGTACCTATGTCAACACTTATACCGGGAGCTTATAAATTTAATGATAGAGCTGGGGAAACATGGGATGCACCTGCTGGTATTACAAGAGGTGGTTTATCTATTGTTAGACAAGTTGAAAGAAAATTAACTATCTCACAAAGGGATGATTTATATCAAAGTAATATAAATCCAATAGCAACCTTCCCTGGAGTTGGTATATGTATATACGGTAATAAGACATTACAAACTGAAGCTAGTGCTTTGGATAGAGTAAATGTTAGAAGATTGTTAATTGAAATAAAAGGATTTGTAAAGAGAATTTGTGATAGATTAACATTTGAACCTAATAGTATAGCTACTTGGAATAATTTTGTAAATCAAGTAACTCCAAGATTAGAAAATATCCAACAAAGAAATGGTTTAAATGCTTATAGAGTGATAATGGATGAATCCTTAAATACTCCTGATGTTGAAGCAAGAAATGAATTACATGGAGCTATATATTTACAACCAACAAGAACATCTGAGTTTATTTATATAGATTTTATAATTCAACCAACAGGTGTAGAATTTGCTGATTAAAAAATGAATTATTAATAAAAAAATAGAACAATAATGGCAACTATTTTAGATACAAATGAAGTTTTAGCTACTCACTTCGAACCAAAATTACAAAGTAGGTTTATATTATATATGGATGGTTTTCAATCATATACAATTAAATCTGTAAATGGTATAGGGTTTGAACAAGGGGAAGTAATGATAAATTATATAAATTCTTACTACAAACTTAAAGGTGGTAGGTTAGTATGGAATGATATAACATTAGGTTTATATGATCCTATTACTCCTTCTGGTTCTCAAGCTGTAATGGAGTGGGTAAGAATGCATCATGAAACATTGACAGGAAGATCAGGATATTTTGATATGTATGCTAAGAATTTAACTCTTGCAATATTAGGACCTGTAGGTGATGTAGTTTCTGAATTCTTAATTAAATTAGCTTTCATAAAAAGTGGTAATTTAGGAGATTGGGATTGGGATAATCAAGATGCACCCCAAGAATTGTCCCTTACTTTAGGTAATAGTGGAGTTATCCATAACTTCTAAAATTAAGTTTGGAGGTTTAAATATAATTTATTATAATAAAAATATAAAAATATAAAAATATAAAATATGAAAAAATCAGAATTAAGACAAATAATTAAAGAAGAATTTTACAGCATCCCTAATTCCCACGAAACTATAGATAATGCAGTAAATCAAGAAGATTTGTCTCAATTCATAGAGATTGGTTCAGTTATAATGCAAGACCTTACAACAAAATTTGGTTTTGATGCTACAGATGTTCATAAATATTTGTACAATGTCATGTTAAATAATATATAAGTTTTAAAAATAAAAATTAATGACAGAACAAAAATTAAGTTTCCCAACAGAAGTTATAGAACTTCCAACAAAAGGAATAATATATCCAAAAGACAATCCTTTATCAGAAGGAAAAATTGAAATGAAATATCTTACTTCAAGGAGTGAAGATATTCTAACCAATCAAAACTATATTCAACAAGGAATAGTTTTAGACAAACTACTTGAAGATATAGTAGTTTCTAAAATAAATCTTGATGATTTAGTTCTTGGAGATAAAGATGCTTTATTAATATCTGCACGGATATTAGGATATGGTAAATATTATGAATTTAAATATAATAAAAAGCAGGTTAAAGTTGATTTAACTAAATTAGATATTCAATACCCTGACGAAAAGTTATTCAAGCAAGGTATAAATAGTTTTGATTTTACATTCCCAAATTCAGGTACTAAAATAACTTTCAAATTTCTTACAGGACATGATGAGAAAAAAATTGATGAAGAAGTTAAAGGATTAGAAAAACTAGAACAAACTTTTATTCCTGAGGGTACTATAAGATTAAAATATATAATTACTTCAGTAAATGGTGATGAATCTAATAAAACTATTAGAGATTTTGTAGAAAATAATTTACTTGCAATAGATGCAAGAGAGTTTAGAAAATATATAAGAAAAATTCAACCTGGAATAGTTACAAAAATCACACCAGAAGGCCTAGAGGAGGAGGTTAACATTCCTATAGGGATCAACTTTTTTTGGCCTGACCTCGAAATATAGAAAGAATTTATTTGAAAAAGTTCACGAAATAACCTTTCACGGGCAGGGTGGTTATGATTTTGATACTGTATATAACTTACCTCTTTGGTATAGAGAATTTATTTTTGATAAAATAAAGAAATACTATGAAGGTAAAAAAGATACTGGCGAACCTAAAAACCTAGAATCCCAAGTAAATAAAATGAAAAAAGTTGCTAAATCTGTTCCAAAGCCCAAAAATATCCCAAAATCAAATGATAAATTTATTCCAAAATCTTTTAAAGTTTCCTAATTTTAAAAAAATTACTAAATTAAAAC